AATTTATCCAACCAAGAAGAGGCCGTAGACGATATTAAGAGCTTTTTAAAAGATAGAAACAAAGGTAAACCGAGAGACCAGAAGCTTCATTTTAATAAGTTAGAGGTTGACCCTAGAACTGGAAGTCCTAGAGTAAGCAAGAACAATCCTAAAACTGGAAGACCGATGCCTCTGCATAGTTTCGATGTGCCGAGCAGGATACCCGGAGCAGGTAATACTGAGCAGTTGGCACGACTGAATATATATCAAGTCCAAAACGCAAAAACCGGCAAGATCAATAAGGTAATGACGACATTTAGAACCGCCGTAGAGGGCGACAATAAGTGGATGCATAAGAGTATAGGGGCTAAAAATTTATTTGATGATGCTCAGAAATGGGCTGAAAATGAATGGAATAATAGCGTGCTTCCAGCCTTAATGGCGAAGTATCAAGGTAAATGATATAATATTATATAGGAGACATTCTATGATTAAATATATAGTTGGAAAATATAAATCATATATTTTACAGAAAAAGGTTACTAATATCATTAAAAGATTAGAGATTATAAGAGAGGGACTTGAAGAGGACATTAAGAACGATCCCAATCCAAATGCGGCTAAAGAGGCCGAGGAAGAATTGGGTAGGATACATAAGAATACTTTTAGAGTTGGAGATGTGGTTCAAACAAATGGTAAATGGTACGTATTTTTAGGACCCACTAAGGGTGAGAAGTATTGGGGCGACTGGAAAGTTAATGGCGAAATTGTGAGAGTCCTATACGGATCTTTTGAGCACACGACCGGTATTAGAGGTACGCTAGAATGAGTTTATTTTTGGGTGACATCAGATTGAAGACCATGATTGAACTGGGACTAGAGGATATCTCCAAAAATTCCTGGCTTCTAGATGACGTATTGGGGGATACCATATCCAACCAATACCTCCGGGAACGTTACGGTAGTCAGATCGAATCCTGCAGACAATGGCTCGCCAATAATCGCATCAATATCTTTCTATCTGAACAGCAAGCGGATAAGCAAGAATTCCCTTCTATCGATATTGAGCTAGGCACGAGCAACGAAAAATCTGAAATGAAACATTTGGGCGATCTTTCCGTGGAAACGGTCAATCTTCTACCTAATAATATCAACAAGCCCATTCCCTATGTTATGAAGCCTTCCGGGGGCTCTTACAATTCTACGACTGGGGCTTTTACTTTCACCCAGACCGTTAATTTGGCCGGGATATCTCCTGGCATGGTCCTAGTCGATCCTGCTACCGGGACGGGTTATGTAATTCAAAGTATCGCAATTGCGAATCAGGTCAATTTATTGGCTGGACTTCCACCTCTTGCCGCCATAGCTTATGGCATCATTCCCAAGTATCAGTACTATAAAGCTAGAATCGGCCACACTTTCATGCAAGAACCCTACCGCATCACTTGCAATGCCATGGATCAGCAGTCGCTCCTTTGGCTTCATTCTATAGCTGTCTATTCCCTCCTACGCTACCGCGAAGTTTTGTTGGAAAGGGACGGATACGCTGAAAGTATGATTTCCAGTGGCAAAATCTATGCCAACCCCGATTATTCCGATGCTGGACAAGTCATTTGGTCCAGAGACATCGACATAACGGGCCAAGTCGAGAACCGTTGGATCATGCAACCTCATAGGATCATTGAGGATACTCAGTTTCCTCCTGGTGGAATTAAAATTATATCAAACATTACAGATACTTTTGAAGATTTGAGCACTGTTAATTGGAGCACCATTGAGGATAACGCCGATGAGGGCGATGCCGACTAAGCAATCTTAGGTATTATATGGGAATTAAGGGTTTAAAAATGGGCGGCCTGAAACCTACACAGCTAACTCCTGTTCCCGGAGTCGTTAGCCCCCAAAACTTCAATACGGCTAGCCCTATGAAAGTGGGGGAGCAGGCGACCGTTAAGACGGCCAAACCCAAAAAATTGGGACAAGCTGGGGATAAGCCCTCGGTCTTCTTCGGCAAAAACGAAGAGCTTAAGAATATCAAGAAGCCAAGTATTGAGAACTTAAGGGCTTTCTTAGAGCATCAAAGAGGCAAAAAAAAGAGGCAAAAAGGGATTTAAGCAATCTTAAGGTAGACGGAGATCATCTATGGCAGATAAAAAATATACCCCCAGAGAAGCTGCGATTCAAGTCCTTCAGAAGGCCGAAGAGCTTTACAAATCCAGCGCGCTGGCTAAGGGGGATTGGGCTAAAATCCATTCCAAGTTGAAAAAAGAAGGCTATTCTGAAAAATCTGCAGACAAAATAGATGGAGCCATTAAGGCCAAGATGGGCAAATCTGAGGATCAAGATAATCCAGACGCCGCCGCAGACGCTCAATTGGGTGAAAAGGTCGAACAGGATGTTCAGGCTCATGAAGCCCAGAATCAAGATCCTGCTCATCATGAAAAGGGTTCTTATAAGTTAGCTAAGTTTATGGGTCGTAGAGAACATAAAAAGGGCGAAAAGGCCAAATCTGCTCCAATGATGGATAAGTCGGCTGCTATGCCAGCAGCAGCTCCTGCCGCCGCTCCCGCTGCCGCAGCTCCAGCAGCAGCTCCAGCAGCTGCCCCTGCAGCCGCTCCTGCTCCCGCAGCAGCAGGTCAAAAAGCTGCAGCTCCTATGGCGGCTCCAGCGGCAGGACACGAACAGACCCTAAGTCAGATTCACCAAATGTCCAAACCTAAAATGGGCAAGGGAATGTAAAATGGCAAAAGTAAAGAAGATCGCAACAGCAGCTGAGAAAATGGAAATGAGTTTGGCGCAAGCTAAAGCTTTCCGCGCTTCTCTATATAAGCCTCAGCCTAAAGCTCTTAGCGAAAATCAAAAAAGAGAAGCTTTTAGAATTTATTGGGCGAGTCAAAAGTCGCAGTATAGTAAGGCTAAGTCTTTAGAACACAGTCTTTGGCTTCATCTGAGCGCTATCAATATGAATACGCCGGATAAGTTTGCTGATGGCCTTGCTCATTTTGGGCTCAAGAAAGTTAAGTAATATGGATAATTTTGGAATCATCTACAAAATAACGAATTTGGTTAACGGCAAGTTATATGCCGGACAAACCATTCGTTCTTTGGGAGATAGATGGGCTGACCATAAAAGAGATGCCAAAAATGGCATCGACTATCCGCTTTATTTCGCTATTAGAAAATACGGGATAGAAAATTTTACCATAGAGACTGTAGATTCAGCAAAATCACTTAAAGAGTTAAATAAAAAAGAAGTTTTTTGGATTAAGATATTGGATTCGCTCACCAAAAATGGTAACGGCTACAATATACACGAAGGTGGTCAAAACTTGGATGGCGTTAACAATGAGCCTACAATCAACGTAACCACTGGTTTAGAATTCATTTCTGCCAAAGAAATGGCTAAATATTACAATCTTAGCTATTCATTAACTGTAAGGCTCCTTACGGGATATGTTGGATTTTATAACGGGGAAGTTTTTAGATATAAAGATGAAAATAAAAGCAGAATTGCCAATATTAGAGCGACTTTTCATCAACTAGAAGATAAAAGAAAAAATAAGATCCTTTGTATGGATACCGGTGAGATCTTCGATTCCATAAAAACGGCAAGCAAAAAGCTAGAAGTGTCTAGGACTTCTATCGGCAATAATTTGAATGGTCTTTCCAAGAAAGCAGGCGGATTGCGCTTTGCTTACTCAGAACAGAAGATAGCTTAAGGAGAATATTATATGGCTCAGTTTCTAAACACCAGCTGGATCAATACGCCGATTCCTGGCGCCTACGTTCAGACTCAGGTCATTTCCAATGCTTCGGGTCTCGCCTCTTCTGGCGTCGTTCTTATCATGGGTGAATCGACTGCAGGTCCAGCTTATAATGAGATCACTCTAGCAAATAACTTTTTTGGCCCAACAGCTATCAACCAAGTTACGGCTATGTATGGTTCGGGTCCGATCGTTGATGCTTTCAGGGCTCTTGCTGCTCCTAGTAACGATCCAGATATCGTCGGGACTTCTACTACGATTTACATCATGAAGACCAATAAGGGAACTCAGGCTACCGCTACCTTCCCTAATTTTTCTGGCACTTACGGAACCTTCACCGCTCTGAATTATGGTACCGGCGGCAACTTGTTCAATTTTACCGTTACCTCTACTAGCTCTGAAACTCCTCCTCAAGTTACTGGTAATACGGTCCCTGCATTCGGCACAGCTCTGGACGGAGACACTTTCTCCATTCGCTTGAACGGTGGCGCTGTAGACGTTATTACTCTGAGCAGTGGTTCTTCTGCTCCGGTTAGTCCGGCTGAATCTGCTGCGGGTCAATCTGCTGCAAGTTCTGCATATGCTAGCTTGAATGCTATGACCTCTACACCCATCTCGGCAACTCTTGATGGTCAGACTCTGACTCCTGGAGTTTACAATACTGGCGCTGCTAGCTTAGCCGCTTCAGGCGCAGGCGCTCTGACTTTCAATGGCGCGGGCGTATACGTCATCAAGACCGCTTCAACTCTTACAACCGGTGCTGGTGGAACTCCTACCATGACGCTTACTGGCGGCGCTACTGCTGCAAACATTTACTGGGTGGTTGGTACCTCTGCTACCATCAATTCTGGCTTTACCGGAACCTTCCAAGGTAATGTTATCGCCAATACCAGCATCACCGATACCCTCGGTGGAACTGTTAACGGCAGCATGATCGCTCTTACGGGTGCTGTGACTCTCAGTGCTGCAACGGCAGTTAATGCTCAGAACTCGCCACTGCTACACTACGCTGGTAGCTTCGGTCTGTTGGGTTCTTCGGCAGTAACGAATACTGGCTCTTCGACCGTGACCGGAAATGTTGGATCTAGTCCAACCAATTCGATCACTGGCTTCCCACCTGGAACCATTGTTGGGGCTGCTCATTCTAATATTGCTGAATTGATCTCGGAACTGAATATCCTCCTCCCTGCTGGGATCGTGGCTTCGGCTGGTGCTTCCAATAGCGTCGTTCTTACGATGGCTGTTGAAAGTGGTCCGTACGCCAATGGGTCTGGTCAATCTTTTGAATTGATCGATTCTACTCCTGGCGATCTAGCCGCTTTGGGTCTCACTGCTGGGCTGTATACTTCTAGTGAAGAGCCCGGTGTTGAAGTTCAGGTCATTAACACTACGACTGGCCTTAACGAACTTTTCAATGTTAGCCCCAATGTTGCTATGACCGTCGGTTATCAGGGTACGAGCGGAACTCTGACGATTAATGCTACTACGCTGACTACGACTGTTACTGGTGGAACTGGTTCGAATCTTTCGATCACTCTTTCTCAGTACACCACGATTAGTCAGTTGGCCGCATTCATTAATTCACAGCCTGGGTACTCTGCAAGTGCAGCTCCTTCTGCCAACTCATTGCCTACTTCGGCTCTTGATCATGTAACGGCAATTGGGATTGCTTCTACAGAAGCTGATACTCAACCTGGACGAATCAAGGATTCTGCTTATACTTTCCAACAGCAGATGAATACCTCTACTGCTCTCGGCTTTACGCCTACGGCTACTGCCGGTCTTCCTCAGCCTGGATCTATAACTTATCTCTCTGGCGGAGCACTTGGGCCAACACTGGCTATTGACATTGTCAATTGTATCGCTCAGATGGCCGGTATCCAGGTGAACATTATTGTTCCTCTGTTTTCACAGGATGCTTCCAAGGATATCACTGCGGGGAATACGGATCCTGGTTCAACGTATACGATCAACGCAATCAATGAATTGCTAAAATCGCATTGTATCCAGTACTCGACTCCTGCTCTGAAACGTAATCGTATGGCAATTTGTTCGTACAATGATACGTATGCAAATTGTAAGGCTCAAGCTCAAAGTTTGGCAACTTATCGTTGTACTTTGACTTTCCAGCAAATCACCCAGGTCAATTCGCAGGGTGTCAACACCTTGTTCCTCCCTTGGTACGGCGCATGTATCGCTGCTGGTATGCAAGAAGGTGGTTTCTACAAGTCGATCTGCAATCACTTGGCAAACGTCGTTTCTTTCACAAATCCAGCTGGTTATGATGCGGGCGATCCTGCAGATGTAGCCGATGCTCTCATTGCTGGTTTGCTGCCTTTGACTCAGAATACTTCCGGTATCATCTGGGTTTCGGATCAGACCACTTATGGGCTGGACACGAACTTCGTTTACAACTCGATCCAGGCTGTCTATCTTTCCGATATCCTCGCTTTGGACCTTGCACAAAGTTTCCAAACTGCGATCGTTGGAAAATCTGTGGCAGATGTGAGTGCAGCTTCGGCTCTTAGCTTCTTGCAGCAACGTTTTGATTACTACAAGAAACTGAAAATGACAACCACATCAAATGATGCTCCATTAGGGTACCGCAATGCTTCGATTCAAATCGTGGCACCTTCTATGTACGTCAATGTGGAAGCTAAACTAACAACGAGCATCTACTTTGTAGGAATTCAGCTTGCTCTATCGTCTGTTCAGCAGTCTGCTGGTTAAGAATTTTTAAGGAGAACTATATATGGCAATTTCACCTCAAGCATCTAAAGTACTTACTGGCGGACGATCAGTCGTAAGTATCGACCAGGGT